GTCCCATTGGTCCAATCGGACCCTCAGGACCACAAGGTCCCATTGGTCCATCCGGTCCAGCTGGACCTTCAGGCACATCCGGACCAACAGGACCACAAGGTCCAACAGGAACACCCGGCACATCAGGCCCAACAGGACCTCAGGGACCTATCGGACCCATTGGTCCGTCGGGACCACAAGGTCCAATCGGACCATCTGGACCAACAGGACCACAAGGCCCAATCGGTCCCATTGGTCCGATTGGACCCATCGGTACATCAGGTCCGATTGGACCACAAGGTCCAATCGGACCATCTGGACCACAAGGACCTATCGGTCCAATCGGACCATCTGGACCACAAGGACCTATCGGACCAATCGGTCCCTCAGGACCACAAGGACCTATCGGTCCAATCGGACCTATCGGTCCCATTGGTCCGTCGGGTCCACAAGGACCCATTGGTTCATCTGGACCAACAGGACCACAAGGACCTATCGGTCCAATCGGACCCTCAGGACCACAAGGACCTATCGGTCCCATTGGTCCAATCGGACCCTCAGGACCACAAGGACCCATTGGTCCAATCGGGCCTATCGGACCCATTGGACCGTCGGGTCCACAAGGACCTATCGGTCCAATCGGTCCCTCAGGACCTATCGGACCCATTGGTCCGTCGGGACCACAAGGTCCAATCGGACCATCTGGACCAACAGGACCACAAGGCCCAATCGGTCCCATTGGTCCGTCGGGTCCACAAGGACCTATCGGACCAATCGGCCCAATCGGTCCAATCGGTCCAATCGGACCATCTGGACCATCTGGACCAACAGGACCACAAGGACCTATCGGACCAATCGGTCCCTCAGGACCACAAGGTCCAATCGGACCCATTGGTCCGTCGGGTCCACAAGGACCTATCGGACCAATCGGCCCAATCGGACCATCTGGACCAACAGGACCATCTACGGCAGTAAATGCGACAGATGATACTACAACAAACTCAAATCATTATCCTGTATTTGTTGCTGCTGCTGGTTCCAATCAGACACCAAAAGTAACAACGACAAGACTTTATTTCAATCCGGGAACGGGCTTATTTAATGCAACAACATTCAATACGCTTTCGGATGCTAACACAAAAGAAAACATTGAAACTATATCTAATCCTCTGAATAAAGTTTTACAAATGAGAGGTGTTACTTTCCAATGGAAAGACAACAAAAATAAATCGATGGGTATAATTGCACAAGAAGTTGAAAGCATTATACCGGAAATTGTTGATACGAATGAAAAAGGAATAAAATCTGTTTCTTATGACAGTATTGTTGGTTTATTGATAGAAGCGATAAAAGAACAACAGAAAACAATTGATGTTTTGAACCACAAAATAAATATATTGATTGACAATAATGACTCATTAGGAGGAAAAGAATGACAGTTTATGCAAATTTAGTTGGATCGGATATCAAAGGCGTTTATGATTTGCTTCCAAAAACTTGGAATGGAATTGATAAATTTGATATACGTGCAAAGTTAGATGAAAATTTTATGAGGGAAAATGGTTTCGTTAAAATCATCAGAGACACCACCGAATTTGACAGCAACACACATCGTATGTCCGATTTTCCCTGGTACACTGTTGAGAATGGTGAAGTGATTGAACATAGAGATATATTACCTTTAAATCCGGTTTCCGAATAATAAAATAAAACATGCCAACGTCGAATTTTCTTTCGAATTCTGTTGATTTAGATACCTTATTTGAGCCAATAGGCACAACCACAAAAATATCGGACGTCAACTTTGACGTTTCGGGTGTGGACATTTCTAATTTTTATGCCAATGCTTCATTGGGTACACCATATGGCACAACAGGGTTTCGAAGTAATTCGACTGATATTGGTCAACTGTTTGCATCATTAGGTTCTCTGTCTCCATCTTATTATTTCTTATATGCTTGGGGTTTAGGCTCAAGCGGTCAAATAGGTATTATTGAGTCACCCAAAAGTTGGACAGCTATTTCAGCAGGCTACAGTCACACTGTAGCAATTAGGTCCGACGGTTTATTATTTGGTTGGGGACTGAATTTGACCGGTCAAATTGGTGACGGCACCACAGTCAACAAAAGTAGTCCTGTTCAGATTGGTTCCAGCAGTTGGACTGCGGTGTCAGCGGGCAACTCATCGACCTCCGCAATACGTTCGGACGGTGCTTTGTTTACTTGGGGTGCAGGAATCTCAGGTGTTTTGGGTGATGGAACAGCAGTAAATAAAAGTAGCCCAGTTCAAATTGGCACAAGCAGTTGGACTGCGGTGTCAATGGGTGGAACACATACGACGGCAATACGTGCAGACGGTGCATTGTTTGCATGGGGTTCAAATGCAAGAGGACAATTAGGCGATAGTTCTATCACCACTAAAAGTAGTCCGGTGCAGATCGGCACAAGCAGTTGGACAGCAGTAGCTGCTGGCGGAACACATACCGTGGCAATAAGACTTGGTGGCAATTTATACACTTGGGGTGCAGGTTCTTTAGGAGAACTTGGACAGGTAACAGACCTTTATAGCTGGTCTGTAATTTCTGCCGGATTAAGTCACACGGCAGCAATACGTTCGGATGGTTTACTGTTCACATGGGGTGTGGGAACATCTGGTGCATTAGGTGACGGAACAGCAGTAAGTAAAAGTAGTCCTGTTCAGATTGGTGCCAGCAGTTGGACTGCGGTGTCCGCAGGACTAACTTCCACAATAGGTCTCAGATCCGATGGTCGAATATTCACCTGGGGTGCCAATGGTAGCGGTCAATTAGGTGACGGAACAATAACGGTTAGATCAAGTCCGGTACAAATAGGCAGCAGCACATGGACGGCAGTTTCTTTTGGATCAACACATGCTTCAGCAATTCGTTCTGATGGTTTGTTGTTTTCTTGGGGTAATAACATAGCGGGAATTTTAGGTGACGGCACCACAGTCAACAAAAGTAGTCCCGTTCAGATTGGTTCCAGCAGTTGGACTGCGGTGTCGGCTGGTGCAACAAGTGGACTAGCAATCAGATCAGACGGCGCATTGTTTTCTTGGGGTCTAGGCACAAGTGGTCTGATTGGTGATGGAACAGCACTCAGCAAGAGCAGTCCGGTACAAATTGGCACAAGCAGTTGGACTGCATTAACTTCAGGGTTTTCACACAAATTAGCAATCACCGTAGATGGAAAATTATTTGCATGGGGCGCAGGTACGTCAGGAGGATTAGGCGACGGCACCACAATCAGCAAGAGCAGTCCGGTACAGATTGGTTCCAGCAGTTGGACTGCGGTGTCAGCGGGAGCATCTTTCACTCTTGCAACTAGATCGGACGGAGGATTATTTGCATGGGGATTAAATTCATCAGGTCAACTCGGCGACGGAACAACAGTCGATAAAAGCAGTCCAGTTCAAGTTGGTTCCAGCAGTTGGACTGCGGCGATATCTGCAAGCAAAACAATATATGGTGCAGCAATTCGATCAGACGGCATTCTATTTGCATGGGGTAATAATGCATCTGGTCGTCTAGGTGACGGCACCACAATCAGCAAGAGCAGTCCGGTCTCAGTTGGTGATAACATTCCAAACTTAACTGTGTCATCTCCGGTGCAAGTTGGAACTTCGACTTGGAATAAAGTAACAGCAGGCTCATCTTTATCGGGTGGTATAAGATCGGACGGATTACTTTACACTTGGGGATACAACAGCAATGGTCAACTCGGAGACGGCACCACTATAGACAAAAGTAGACCGACTCAAATTGGTCCAAGTACATGGTCAGACGTAAGCGCCGGCTTTTTCGAAATGTCGGCAATAAGATCAGATGGCATACTTTTCAGTTGGGGTTATAACGCTTTCGGTCAACTCGGAGACGGCACCACTATAGATAAAAGCAGTCCAGTTCAAATTGGTTCGAATACATGGTCTTCAATAAAACGAAGTAACGTTTATTTTGCTGAAGCTATCGATACAACAGGCATGTTATATGCATGGGGTATAAACAACGTTGGACAACTTGGTGATTCCTCCCTGTCAAACAGAAGCAGTCCAGTCATTATTGGAAATTCTGCAATTTCTCCTTTGAGTCCTGTTCAAGTAGGAACATTAAGTTGGTCAATGGTTTCAGCAGGACAAAGTTACACCTCAGCGATAAGATCCGATAAGTTGTTATTCACTTGGGGGTTAAATTCATCAGGACAACTCGGAGACGGAACAACTATCGCCAAGTTTAGCCCAGTACAGATTGGTGCAAGCAGTTGGACTGCGGTGTCATCAGGTGCTAATCACACTTCAGCGTTGAGGTCAGACAATTTATTATTTACTTGGGGATTAAATTCTTCGGGTGAACTCGGGGACGGTACCACAATTTCCAAGAGTAGTCCAGTTCAAATTGGTGCCAGCAGTTGGTCTGCCATATCAACGGGTGGAACACACACAATGGCAATTCGAACAGATAGACTATTGTTTGGTTGGGGATTCAACACTAATGGTCGAGTGGGTGACGGCACTATCACGAACAGAAGCAGTCCAGTTCAGATCGGTACAAGCAGTTGGACAGCAGTGTCGGCGGGATATAACCACACAACAGGCATTAGATCAGATGGACTGTTATTTGGTTGGGGATTAAACAGTGTGGGGCAAATCGGCGACGGCACTACAGTAAATAAAAATACACCTGTTCTGGTCGGCAGCAACACCTGGTCAAAAGTTTCCGCTGGAGGTACACACACATCCGCAATTCGATCAGACGGACTTCTATTTGCATGGGGATTAAACACTTCTGGACAACTCGGCAATGGAACTATCACGAATACTTCAAGCCCAGTTCAGGTTGGCGCCAGCAGTTGGACGGCAGTATCTTCTGGAGGCTTACACACTTTAGGTATTAGAACCGACAAATTGACGTTCTCTTGGGGTAGCAATGTATCGGGACAACTTGGTGATGGAACCACAATAAATAAAAGTAGTCCTGTTCAGATTGGTTCCGCAAGTTGGACTGTAGTTTCAGCAGGAAACCAGCATTCTTTGGGATTTATAATATAAACGTTTAATTATTTCGTGAGGTATATTGATGCATTTAATTGACCAGCAATTAAATTTAATGATCCGGGGCAGAATACAAGAAGCTTGGAAAATAGCAGAGCAACTAGAAAGAGACACGCCAGACGACATTAGAGCCAAGTTCAACAGAGGATGGTTTCTAATCAACCAAGGCAAATTTCAAGAAGGATTCAAATGTCTGGAATATGGTCGACCACTCAAGGTGTACGGCAGCGGTAAATTAAATACCACAAAACCCATATGGGACCAAAGCGACCTCACCGGCAAAACAGTAATTATAAATCTTGAAGCTGGTTACGGCGACAATATAATCTATGCAAGATTTGCCACCGAAGTCTGGAATCGAGGAGGCGAATGTGTACTATGCTGCGATAAATCGTTGCATTCACTTTTTATGAGAATACCTGGTGTAAAAAAATGCATCACCATAAATGAAGTAAACAATACACATCATGATTTCTGGATTCCAGGTTTTAGTTGTAGTTGGTTATTTGGACATACATGCGAAACTATGCCCAATGAACCATATATCACACCCAACAGGGAAAGTGTACAACTATGGAAAAATATAGTAAAGGCAGAAAATTTCAAAATAGGTATCAGATGGAGTGGCAATCCACAATTTGAACACCAACAATTTAGAATTTTTCCACCAAAAAATCTCATAAATTTACATAAAAAATTTCAAGACTGTCAATTTTATTCTCTACAAAAAGATAATGATTTGATAGAACTTCCTGAAAAAGTTATTGATCTACAACATTTTCTTTTGTCATGGGAAGATACTGCGGCTTGTATAGAAAATTTAGATTTGGTCATTACGTCATGCACAAGCATTGCACATTTGGCATCGGCTATGGGCAAACCGACATGGGTTATTGTGCCACTGCTGCCGTATCATATTTGGGCATATGGCGATAAGCACAGCCCATGGTACCAAAATACAACTCGCGTTTTCAGACAAAAGAAATTTGGCAATTGGGACGAAACTTTTGTTGAAATGGAAGAAGAACTTTCAAAACTTTTTATAAAATAAAACGCACCATAAATATAACAGTGTGACAAAATCATTTATTTTTGAAAGATAATTATGGGAAAAAATATACATTTCATTTCTGGACTTCCAAGATCCGGTTCCACATTAATCACTAATGTGTTGAAACAAAATCCAAGTATACACGGCGAAGCTGTAAGCTCATTGTCGAGTATCTTCTCTAATATAAATTCGGCATGGAATAACATTGAAGCGAATCAAGAATATCCAAACGAAAGTGCTAAACGTGGCACACTAAATTCGGTGCTGCAAGGATATTATTCACACATCGATAAGCCAATAGTTATGGATAGAGATAGAAAATGGATCTCTCTAATTCCACAAATTGAATCCGTTATCGATAGACAATGTAAAATGATTGTGTGTGTTCGAAATCCAGCAGAGATTTTGGCATCCTTTGAGAGACTGCGTAAAGATAATCCACTTTTCCAAACAAGAGCGGATGCAGTTTTACGCGAAGGTTCAAGTATAACTTCTAGAGCATATTATTATGCGGGACCAGATGGTGAGTTGGGACTTTCACATAGAAATTTAAAAGATGCCGTCACTATGGGTTATTTGGATAGATTGTTGTTTGTTGATTACAATCGTTACTGTAACAGTCCAAAAAGCCAAACGAAAAGAATCTATGAATTTTTAGAGCTACCACACTTTGAACATGATTTTGAAAATATTGTACAGACTGAACAATATAATGATTTGGCAGTAGGTTTACCAAATTTGCACAAAATAAAACCCAGTCTAGACAGAACGACTGTAAATTGTGTCGAGTATCTTGGGTTGGAATTATACGAACAATATAATCGAGAAATTTTTTGGACTCCTTGGATTTAAGGAATTTTATTATGATACCAGAACACAATAAACTCAATATGGGTTGTGGGTTTAAAAAATTAAACGACCATTGGAACGTAGACATTGAACGTAAATGTAATCCAGATCAAGTTTTTGATTTTGAAACCCCAACGTGGCCATTTCAGGACAACTTCTTTGAGAAAATTACTGCTGACAACATTCTTGAACATCTTGGACAAGACCCCAAAGTTTTCACAAACATACTAAAAGAAATGTATCGTGTCAGTAAAGATGGAGCGGAATGGTATATCAATGTACCGCATCACAGATGTGACGTTTATTGGGATGACTATACACATGTGAGAATTTTGACACCAAAAACATTTATGATGTTTGACCAAAAGGTAAACTTCGAATCGATTGCGAAAAAATTAAGCGATAGCACTTTCGGTTTATACCATGATATTGATTTGGAAGTTGTCGATGTGTCATACAACATTGTCAATTACTGGCTACAACAGCAAAATGAAGGTATGTTAGGTAACAAACAACTGGATATCAATCTCAACACATTGTCAAACGTTGCAGAGAGTGTTAATATTTTCATTAAAGTGCATAAACCAGGAAGATTTTCAGATTGGATTAAAACAAATACAAACTTTTAATTATGCTTATACATTATGCTCTGCAAGCATGTGATTTAAAATCATATCAAAACCAAAAAAGATATGCCAGTTCAGATAGAACAGAAATATCAAAAAAGAGCATTAAGTCTTTCTTAGAGGCAGTTTCAAAATGTTCAACAGATAAAGACTACACAGAGCACCATATAGCAATCATATGCGATAGTTGTTCCCAAAGTCTATTGGAGTTCATAAATCTAAGCAAAGAATTGTACACTTCAGATAAAGTAAAAATTGAAATTCAGTTTTTAGAAAAGTCTGGTATAATGCAAAGCATAAAACATTGTTACGAGTGGCTAAGAGATAATGGTAAAAATTTAGTATATCAGGTACAAGATGATTATCTTTTTTCGACAAATTCAATTGTTGATATGGTTGAAGTTTATGAAACAATCAATGCAGAGACTGGCACACAACCATTAATAAGTCCTTACAACGATTCTTGGTTGTGGCAAACACATTATAGAAACATTTCTACACCCAGAACAGTGATAGTCGGTAAACGAGGATATTGGATACAATATTACGATATGTCATGTTCGTTTTTGACTTCACATGAACAGTTCATACAGCATTGGGATCTATATTTGATGTTCTTTTAACTAATAGATCATCTAAAAGAAAACAATAATAATTTAGAAAATAGATCGTTAAATTATATGTTGACACGGCGAGGCGTATTGGGACTTGTACCAATTAATAGTTTAGCTTTTCACCTTCAATCTGATCTGGAAAAAGATCCACATTTAGATTATCGACCACTGTGGAATAGCATTAATGTCACATAAAGAACAGCTTGATTTTGTACACAAGGTTAAAGAAAAATACAAAAAACACTTTATCGATAAATGTGTTGTAGAAATTGGAAGCCTGAATATTAATGGTTCCGTAAGAAAATTTTTCGAGAAGTGTGTCTACATTGGTGTAGATGTGGGTCCAGGTCCAGGCGTAGATGTGGTATGTTTAGGTCACGAATATCATATGCCGGACAATTCGTTTGATGTGAGCATATCCTGTGAGTGTTTTGAACATGATCCTTATTACATAAAAACATTTGAAAATATGGTGCGTCTAGCTAAATCTGGAGGACTTGTTGTATTTTCGTGCGCCACAACCGGTAGAAAAATACACGGCACAAAACAGGAAGAGCCTCAAAGTTCACCCTTAACTGTCAATTTAGGTTGGGACTATTACAAAAATTTGGAAGAAGAAGACTTCACACAAAAAATGAATTTCGATTCATTGTTCAGTGAATATGAATTCAGTAAAAATACCGATTCTTTCGATCTTTATTTTTACGGCATCAAACGGTAAATTATTGAATTCAACATAACATAAATAAACCAGTAAACTCTTTTCTGGGATAATTATGCCAGCCGTAACAAATAGACAGACATTCAAAGATTATTGCTTACGTAGATTGGGCTTTCCTACCATCGATATTAACGTTGATGATGACCAAGTGGAAGATCGAATCGATGACGCATTGCAATATTGGCAAGACTACCATTTCGACGCACTCCAAAAGCTTTATTATGTAAAGCGTTTGGATGCTACCGACATGCAAAACCGATACATTAATTTGGATCCATCGGTGACGGTAGACTCACAAAATAACACAGTGAACATCATTGGTGTGACAAGAGTTTTCCCAATTACTGACTCAATCTCAACTGCAAACATGTTCGACTTGCGTTACCAGTTGCGTTTGAATGAGCTTTATGATTTTACATCTGCATCATATATCAACTATACGTTGACCATGCAACATCTAAGATCACTTGAGATTATGTTCACTGGAGAGGTTCCTATTCGTTTCCAGAGACATATGCATCGATTGTTTATTGATTGGAACTGGGGCTCAGCCATAAAAGAAGGCGCAGTTGTTATTGCCGAATGTTACGCCACGATTAAACCAGAAGATTATGCAGAAGTTTGGAATGATCGTTGGTTAAAAGAGTATGCCACTGCATTGATTAAGAGAACGTGGGGCGCCAATCTTAAAAAGTTCCAAGGTGTTCAACTACCTGGTGGTGTGATGTTGAACGGACAAACAATCTATGACGAAGCGGTTGAAGAAATTAAAAATCTTGAACTAGAAATGTCCAATAATTACGAACTTCCAGTTGACTGGTATATGAACTAATGGCAACAAATCTATACTTCAATTATTACAACGATACTCCTGAGCAAAGGCTCATGGAGGAATTAATGATTGAAACCATTAAAATTAATGGTGTAGATTGCTATTACATTCCGAACACAAATGAGGAAGCCAGAGACTTGCTTTATGGTGAAGATCCTCTGAAGAAGTTCGATGCTGCATATCCACTTGAAATGTATGTCACCAATGTAGATGGCTATGGTGGTGAAAGAGAATTCTTTTCGAAATTTGGTTTAGAAATTAGAAACAATATGTCCGTTATTGTTTCGAAACGTTCTTTTGCTCGTTGGGTACCACAAACATATTTGAGACCAAGAGAAGGTGATTTGATTTACGTGCCATTTCTGTCACAAAAAGGTGAGATGTACGAAATCAAATATGTTAACTACTCAGAAGCATTTTATATTTTAGGCAACAAGTATCCATATTTCTATAAATTGGAACTTGAGAAATTCAAATATTCGCAAGAAACAATCGACGTTGGTATTGCTGAAGTTGATAACATCGTGTCACAAGATGCATACAACATCACTTTAATGATGACTTCAAATACCGCGTCAAATAACTATATTGTTGGTGAAAAAGTTACAGCAAACACAGCAGATGTTTCTGGAACAGTTACATATTGGGACAGACCAAGTGGCACACTCAAGGTGACAGACTTGCTCGGTACGTTTGCAAACAATCAACTTGTAACTGGAAATACCAGCGGAGCAAACTTTGTGGTCACAGGTGCAGTTGATCCGTTGACCGACCCACAAGAAAGAGAAATGTATGACAACTTGGTCATACAGAAAGAAGCAGACAACTACGTTGATCTATCCGAAACAAATCCATTTGGTTTACCAACATGAGTTACAGCTATCATAGAATAATCCGAAAGATAGTTGTAGCTTTCGGAAACGTTTTCAACAACATTTCAATTGCACGTTATGATGCAAACGGCATAGAACAGGAACATTTCCTTGTACCAATCGTATATGGTGGCAAAGAAAAATATGTTTCACGTTTACAAGGTGATCCAAATCTGGATAAAAAGGTACAGGTAACTCTACCAATCATGTCATTCGAAATGACTGATATGAGCTATGATGCTAATAGAAAACTAAACACAAATCAAAAAATAACACATGCTGGTGGTGCAGACAATACAACACTTGCGGTATACAATCCTGTGCCATTTAATTTTGATTTTGAACTGTATGCTTACGTGAGAAATATTGAAGACGGCGCACAGTTGATGGAAAAAATACTTCCATATTTCACTCCAGATTATACCATCTCGGTGAATCTAATTCCTGAAATGGGTATCGTCAAACAGATACCACTCATTCTCAATGACATATCACATGAGATAGACTATGAAGGTGATTATGATACAAAAGTCAGAACTGTAATTTGGACGTTAAGGTTCACGGTAAAGGGTTACTTGTATGGACCCATTTCGCAACCAAAGATAATTAGAAATTCAATAACCAACATATTGGACGATGCAAATCTAAAAGACCGAAACATCATCTTGTATATGCAAAATGGTTTTGGTGACTACAAAGTTGGTGAAACAGTGTATCAAGGTTATTCTTATGAGACTGCCACATCAACCGCAACAGTGACAGATTGGACACCATCAACAAGCAGCTTGACTATTAAGGGTTTATCTGGTCACTTTACAACTGGTGCAAACGTGATTGGTTTAAGTACAAATTCTACTTGGAACGCAAACAATTATCAATTTGCCCCTTCAGAATTGGTCAACATAAGTATTACACCAAACCCTTCAGATGTAATCCTACCAAACAATTACACATATACAACAGTTATAACAGAGTTCCCAAATAATTAATATGTCCAATTTTGAAAAAAGCATGAGCGAAATATTTGATGTACCTGTAAAAAAGGTAGAACAGAAACCTTTACCTGTCGTCATAGACGAAGCAAAGAATACTGACGTAGCAAATCTGGATAAAGATTTAGATAAAGATTATGAAGAATCTCGCCAAACATTAAAGCAATTGGTGAAAAAAGGTAATGATGCTATTGACCATCTTTTGGCAATAGCAACGGATACAGAACATCCTAGAGCATTCGAAGTTGTTGCAACGTTGATTAAAAATACAGCAGAAGCAAACGAGAAATTGTTAACAATGCAAAAGGCTGTCAGAGATATGAAGAACATCAAGACTAAAGATTCTGGTGTCAATGTTGACAAGGCAATTTTTGTTGGTTCCACCGCAGAACTAAACAAATTGCTAAAGGGCAAGAAAGATAATGACGACAAATAAAGATAGTTACCGCGACAATCCTTTATTAAAACGTGCTGGCGTCGAAGTACAATATACACAGGAACAAGTAGACGAATACATAAAGTGTTCCAAAGATCCAGTTTATTTTGCTGCAAACTACATCAAGATTGTTAACGTTGATAGAGGTTTGATGCCGTTTGAGATGTGGGATTTCCAAAAGGAAATGATTCGCACATATCACGAAAATCGATTCTCTATCACAAAATGTCCTCGACAGGTCGGTAAAACCACAACATCCGTCGCATATCTATTATGGGTCACATTGTTTGCAGACGATCAGAACATTGCAGTTCTAGCTAACAAGGGTTCTCTGGCTAGAGATATTCTTGCGAAATACCAGTTAGCATATGAAAACTTGCCTATGTGGTTGCAGCAAGGTGTTATTGTTTGGAACAAAGGTAACGTTGAACTGGAAAACGGTTCGAAAATTGTAGCAGCATCAACATCAAGTTCTGCTATTCGAGGTGGCGCATTTAACATCGTATTCTTGGACGAATTTGCGTTCGTTCCAAACAACATCGCCAACGAATTCTTTAACTCAGTTTATCCCGTTATCTCATCCGGTAAAACGACAAAGATCATTATTGTTTCGACTCCAAACGGTATGAATCTATTCTACAAGCTGTGGATGGATTCATTAAACAAACGAAATGGATATAAGACGTTTGAAATTCATTGGTCTATGGTGCCAGGACGCGACGAGAAGTGGAAAGAAGAAACGATTAAGAACACCTCTGAAGAACAGTTCAGACAGGAGTTTGAATGTGAATTCTTGGGTTCAACAAACACACTGATTTCTGGTTCAAAACTTGCACAACTGGCATACATGGATCCAATTCTCAAGCATGAATTGTTGGACATTTATGAACTGCCAATCAAAGGCGATGATGATGAAACAAGGTTAGATCACCTATACGCAATTACAGTTGATCCTTCCGAAGGCACGAACATGGACGGTTCCGCCTTTTCAGTGTTTGACGTATCATCTATGCCATATAAACAGGTGGCGAAATACAATTCATCATCGATTTCACCTGTGTTGTTTCCAACTGTGATATATAACACAGCTAAGATGTATAACAACGCATATGTTTTAATTGAAATAAACAATACTCCTCAAATTGCAGACACATTGCATCAAGATTTAGAATACGAAAACTTATTAAAAATTGAAACCGGAAACAAAAAAGCGCAGTCAATTGGTACCGGGTTTGGTCGAGGTATACAAATGGGTCTGAAAATGTCGGCTCAAGTTAAAAGGATTGGTTGTTCGAATCTGAAAACATTGGTCGAAAATAACAAACTTATTATCAATGACTTTGATACCATTTCACAATTAACAACTTTTATACAAAAAAACAACACTTTCAAAGCAGATGAAGGTACAAACGATGATATCGTAATGACTTTGGTCATTTTTGCATGGATGACAACCAATCAATATTTTAAAGAGATTGTCAACCATGATCTGAGAAAACAGATGCAGTTGGAACTTTTAAATCAATCGGACGATGAGGTGCCTTCTTTTGGTATATTTGACGATGGTAAATCGGAAAATTATATTGTTGAAGCTGGAGATGTTTGGATGACCAGAGAAGAAGAAATTAAGACATTTGGCTTCTTCACAGGCTGAAAAACTTCATTTCATAAATACACCATAGGTTATTACTGCCAAAAAAATAACATTATAACAAGGAGATAAACATGGCATTTCAGATTTCTCCAGGCGTAAGCGTATCAGAGGTCGACTTAACAACAGTCGTTCCTGCGGTATCAACTACAGCCGGTGGCTATGCTGGACAATTTCAATGGGGTCCAGCAGGCAAAAGAACACTCATTACTAGCGAAACCCAGTTGGTTAGCGTATATGGAAAACCGGACGGAAACACAGCAACTTCATTCTTTTCTGCTGCCAACTTTTTAGCATACGGAAACAATCTCCAAGTTGTTCGTGCCGCTAATACTGGCTCAAAAAATGCAACGAATGCTGGAACACCAGTTCAAATTGCAAACGAAGACGTATATGATACAACATACACTACAGATTCGAATACTATAGCTTTCATTTCGCGCTATCCAGGTGCATTAGGCAACTCGCTAAAAGTTTCCATTAACAGTGCTAACACATCGTTGAACGCCAATGCTACTTTTGCAAACTGGCAGTACAAGTCGAGCTTCTCGTCTGCTCCAGGAACTAGCAGCTACGTTTCCAATTCAGGTGGTGCTAATGACCAGATTCACATCGTCGTTATTGACGAAGATGGTCTGTTCAGCAACGGACAAAAAGGAACTGTTCTAGAAACATTCCCATTCTTGTCCAAAGCACTGGACGGCGTTAATGATGATGGCTCACCTTCATATTACAGAACAGTGATTCGCAACCAGTCGAAGTATATCTATGCTTTAGGTCCTGCCGATTATGCAAATACTTCTGCAACATGGGGACAAACTGCTGCTGGTCCTAATGCCACAGGAACTCAATTCCAAGGCATTTCAGTTGGTGCGACTACATCACTAACAGGCGGAACAACCGTTGCGGTACAAGATGGTGACGTATCTTCTGCTTGGGATATTCTTTCTAACCCAGATGTTGTGGACGTTTCATTGCTTGTTTCAGGCGATGCATCGACCACTGTTCAACAAAAAGTAATCGACACTGCACTAACACGTAAAGATTGTGTAGCATTCGTTTCACCTCCAAACACAGTCGTAACTTCAGCAACACCAGATACCGTGGTTTCAACCTGGGCATCATCAACAATCGGTCGCGCCACTTCATATGCAGTTGCAGACTCTGGTTGGAAATATCAGTTTGACAAATACAACAACGTATATCGTTGGATTCCTTTAAATGCTGATATTGCTGGTCTATGTGTACGTACAGACGAAACAAACGATCCATGGTACTCGCCCGCCGGCGCTACACGCGGTGCAATCAAAAACGTTGTCAAGCTTGCTTGGAATCCAACACAAGCACAACGCGACACAATCTATTCAATTGGTGTTAACCCGGTTGTAGCTATGCCTGGTATGGGAACAATCTTGTACGGCGATAAGACATTTATGACTCAACCATCTGCGTTCAGTCGTATCAATGTTCGTCGTCTATTCATTGTTCTGGAAAAAGCCATTGCAAGCGCATCTAAGTTCTCACTGTTCGAATTGAATGATGAATTCACTCGCGCACAGTTTGTGGCATTAGTTGAGCCATTCCTACGTGACGTTAAAGGTCGTCGTGGAATTTATGACTATAAGGTCGTTTGTGACACAACTAACAATACGTCACAAGTTATTGACTCGAACCAGTTTGTCGGTGATATCTACATCAAGCCCGCACGTTCAATCAATTACATCCAATTGAATTTCGTTGCTGTTAGAAGCGGTGTCACATTCAATGAGATTGTTGGTGCAGTCTAATAAATAATCCAAAATAGGAGAAAAAGATGGCTTTTAATGTAACAGAGTTCAGATCAAATCTGGTAGGGGACGGTGCCCGTCCCAATCTGTTCCAAGTCGCAATGACTTTCCCAACATTTACCGCTGATGGTGTAGGTGCCGGACAGGCAATTTCATTCATGGCAAAAGCAGCACAGCTACCAGGTTCAACGCTTGGTACTGTGCCAATGTATTATTTCGGTCGTGAATTGAAATTTGTTGGTAACAGAAGTTTTGCAGATTGGACAATCACAATCATCAATGACGAAAATTTCAAAGTTCGCAAAGCATTGGAATCATGGATGAACGGTATTAATGCACATGCAGGAAATATCCGAACAGATGCAGCAACATCTCCAGCAGGGTATTCAACTGATGCGGTTGTAAAACAATATGATAAAGCTGGCAATGTAATTAAGTCATATAAATTTGTTGGTGCTTTCCCTGTTGATCTATCGCCGATTGATTTGGATTGGGGTTCTAACGACACAATCGAAGAATTCACAATCACACTGGCATATCAGTGGTGGGAAACCGACACTACTACCTAATATAAGGAGCTTCGGCTCCTTATTGTGTTTAATGATTATCTTGAAATAGGAAAAATATGGCTTTAAATTTATTTGGTTTCCAAATATCGCGTCAAAAGGATGCTGAACTTCAGCAATCCGAAAAAACATTTGCACCGCCTTCCAATGAAGACGGCGCTTTAACCATCTCTGCTGCCGCTTATTATGGTACTTACGTCGATCTTGACGGAACAGCTAAAAATGAAGTCGAATTAATTTCACGCTACCGTGAAATGGCTATGCAGCCAGAGATTGAATCCGCAATCGATGATATCGTGAATGAGGCAATCATTCAAGACGAAGATGGTAAATCGGTAAGTGTTGTTCTAGATAACCTAAAACAACCACAAAAAATTAAAAATGCAATCGAAGATGAATTCAAAATCGTTTTAAGGTTGCTGAACTACCAAAACATGGCTGCTGACACCTTCAGAAGATACTATGTTGACGGTAGATTATTTTACCACGTAATCATTGACGAAGAAAATCCAACTGCTGGTATCAAAGCACTGCGATATATTGATCCACGCAAGATTCGTAAAGTTCGTGAAATCAAAAAAGAAAAAGATGGCACAACGGCAGTTGACGTAGTACAAACCGTAAACGAATATTATATCTACAACGATAAGGTCGTTTCAGGAACTTCTTCAAACTATGGTCCAGTTGGTGTTCGTATTGCTAAAGATGCAATCATCAACGTCAATTCAGGACTGATGGATTCACGCCGCGCTGTTGTATTGAGCTATCTACACAAAGCAATCAAGCCATTGAATCAATTGCGTATGATCGAAGATGCTACGGTTATCTACCGTATCTCCAGAGCACCTGAACGCAGAATCTTTTATATTGACGTAGGCAATTTACCTAAACTAAAAGCTGAACAATACCTGCGTGACATTATGGTCAAGTATAAAAACAAACTTGTCTATGATGCACAAACAGGTGAAGTTCGTGATGACCGCAAGTTTCTTTCTATGATGGAAGATTTTTGGCTACCACGTAGAGAAGGTGGTAAGGGTACAGAAATTACCACATTACCAGGCGGTCAAAACTTGGGTGAATTGGAAGACGTTAAATATTTCGAAAAGAAATTATACAAATCTTTGAACGTACCAGTTTCACGTTTAGATCCAAATTCTACAGGATTCTCTCTTGGTCGCGTTGGTGAAATTACCCGTGACGAAGTTAAGTTTTCTAAATTTGTGGATCGTATGCGTCAAAAGTTTGCTGAAATCTTTGACCAAGCATTACGTATTCAATGTGTTCTGAAAGGTGTATGTACTTCAGAAGAATTCGAAGAATTCAAAGAAGATATATATTACGATTTCTTGAAAGACAATAACTTTGCTGAACTAAAAGAAGCAGAGTTGACACGTGAGCGTCTGTCGCTTCTCGGCTCGGTTGACCCATATGTTGGTCGTTACTATTCGATGGCATGGATTCAACGAAATGTTCTACATCTTACTGATGATGAAATCAAAGAGATGGAGAAAGAAATCGATAAAGAAAAGGCTGAAGGTAAGATCCTTAATCCACAAGATTTGGCGGCACAAGCACAACAAGAGTTGGCAACTGGTGATGCAGGTGGCGGTGCAGCACCTTCAAGTGCTAATGCTGGTGTTCCTGCAAATGAAACTGGTTCAGATTCAGTATCAAGCGGTAGCCAAGTCAAAGGTGATTTAAGTTTAAACAACGAATATAACCCTGCATTACGTATGATATCTAGGGTCTTATAAATATTTTATGGCATAATTGGAGAATCAAATGAGTAAAGAAGACATTACAGCAGTAGTTAATCATGCATTAGTTGATAATGCTGCCGACATGAAAGAGGCATTATACAATGCAATCAATGACAAAATTTTTGCAGCTATCGAGCAACGTAAAATTGCAGTTGCAGCAAATATGTTAGCACATCACGGACAACAAGTAGAAACTGAAGCAGAATGAAACGTCTAAAAGATTTTCTTCAAAAGGAGAATGCCGATTGTGGTCCTGATATGGACAACGATGGCTATCTTTCGCCGGAAGAACTTCATAAACATTTAGACATACAAAACCGTGGCAAGGTTGATATTGGTGACTATGCCGCGCATATTATGTTTCATGCCAAACATCCAGAATATTTGGCAAACGCTGCCGAAAATTTTAATGATATTCAACGCAGGCACGCAAACGGTGAAGTTGTAAATCCGGATGATTCGGTTTTTGCTAAACTAAAAGGTAACAAGACACTTGTTGCAACGTCAGAACCAATGGTCGAAGGTAAAAACAGTCAGTCAACTGACACTGACCCTCCGGCAATTTTAATCATGCGTAGAAAATCCGTTCGTCAATTTCCGAATGGTCAAAGGGTTGCATTATATTTTGTCGATAAAATTAACAAATATGTTACCGTTCCATATGAAGATATGCAATGGGGTGCAACTTTTGAAGAAACAACTTTAGATCAATTAAATTATTCGGCACAGTACGGTGACAACGTTGTATTGGAGCATTTCGATGGAACATCCACAGAAGTTAGTCCGGAGATGGCTAAGAATATTATTAATCTCTATAAAAAAATCAATGAGGCTAATAAAGCAAAAATGTTAGATATGCTTGAAGCCAGTTCAAAACACTTTCAAACTATTGCTAAGTTTTCTAAGGAATAAAAATGGCAGCACCAGTAACATCAATTCAAATATTGAAAGATACCACAGAACATGCGGTTATAAAAATAACGGGGCTATTTGATGGCACACAACAAGAATCTAACGTATCCCGCATTACAGCGAATGGATTGTATGGTGCTTTAGCCACAAACGGTTATCCTGTTGCAAACGTTTTCGGCGGCGCAGCAAACACGACTCTTGGTTACTACAACTTGACAGTTTTCCGCGCATGGGGTATTAATTCTTCCATTAACGGTACAGTCGAATTAGCATGGCAAGCAGATACACCAAAAACAATCATGTATGTTACCGGAACCACGGACTATGATGGCTATGGTAATTGGGTCTCTATACCAAATAATGCAAGAGGAACCGCAAATTGTCGCGGAGATATTTCATTAACTTCCCGTGGTATGGCAGCAAACGATGCATACACAATCGTTCTTGAATTGCGTAAAGATAATGCAATGTATCAGCGCGGACAGTTTAACGATCCAGCAGCGTTCAATTATCCGCCTTATGGTTTAACTCCATGAAATTAGTTGATGCAATACTCTCTGGCAATCTAGATGAGGCTAGAGAGTTAATTGCATCCAGAATTAATGAAATCATTGAGGAAAAATTACAGAATTTAAAACTTAAAATCGTGGCAGAAAATTATGATGCCGATTTATTTTTACCAGAAACAATTTCTCATAGCAGAAATATTCAGAAAATGGGTAGAGTTAAATTGGTTAGGCTTCGTGTCAGAAAAGGAAAGATACAAAGACGAAAGAAATTTTCTACGATCAGTGGTTACACAATTCGTGGCGGTAGAATGGTTAGGATGAGTCCTGCTGAGAGGATTCACAGAAAACGTGGTGCGCGTAGAGCTAAAATAAAAATAAGAATAAAACGCAACCAAATAATGAGAAAAAGAAACATTTCTCTTAGAAAAAGAAGGGCAATAGGTTTAAGATGAAACTCATCAAAGAAATCACAGAAACGGTAAATTACATTACCGAAGATGCTAACGGTCAAAAGATTCTTCACATCGAAGGACCTTTTCTTGTTGCCGAAAGAAAAAACAAAAACGGTCGTCTTTACGAATTCAATACAATGCGTAAAGAAGTGGACCGTTACACACAAGAATATATCAATAAGAATCGTGCATTTGGCGAACTAGGTCATCCAGACACACCAACAATAAATCTTGATCGTGTATCACACATGATTACAGGTTTACGTGAAGATGGTAACCAATGGATCGGCAAAGCAAAGATTCTTGATACGCCAATGGGTAACATTGCAAGAAGTCTCATCGAAGGTGGCGCACAGTTGGGCGTTTCATCCAGAGGTATGGGATCTTTAAAAATGGTCAACGGCGTCAATGTTGTTCAACCCGATTTCTATCTAGCCACAGCGGCAGATATTGTAGCTGACCCTTCCGCGCCAGGTGCTTTTGTACAAGGTATTATGGAAGGCAAAGAATGGATGTTAGTAGATGGCAAATGGACTGAAATGCACTATGAAGAAGCTAGACAGCAGATTCAAAAAGCATCTCGTAAAGAGATAGAAACAGTAAGTTTGCAAATCTTTGAAAACTTCCTAAAAAAACTTTAATTTATAAATACCAACATACCAAACCAAGGAGATTTTCAAAATGGTTAAAAAGTTTAATTTGTCCGAAGCCGCTGCCGATATTCTTAACAAGAGCGTATCATCAGCCAAGGCTAAGAGAACAGACGGCCCTTCTCGCTTACCAACATCAGTAGTTGCTGGTCAAAAAGAAGTTGGCGACATTGGCACAGAAGTTACTAAAACAACTGATGCAGGTCCAGACGCAACTAAGGGTGCGCCTACAGCAACCCCTCCGGGTGCAACACCACCTGTTGGTGCTGAAGCTGCTCACAAGTTGGCGCATCAGCCAGGCCAAGATAATGCTGCCGATCAAGGTGATCCAGAAGGTAAGCCAGGCAAACAATTGATGCAGAAGAACAAGAACGGCGTTGGTATCCAATCCTACGGCGGTCAGAAAAATGAAGAATATGAAGATGATGGTGAAGTTGTCGCTGAAGAAAAAATGGACGCAGACGACAAAAAGAAAGCAAAGAAGATGAAGAAAATGATGAAAGAAGGTATCCAAGAAGATATCGACGCATTGCTTTCTGGTGAAAACCTTTCGGAAGAATTTGTATCAAAAGCAACTTCAATCTTTGAAGCTGCCGTTATGTCACGTGTAGAAACGATTGCTGAAGAAGTTGAAAAACAACTTCAAGAACAATTCGAAGAAGCATTGGAAGAAGTTAAAGAAGATTTCGCAAACAAGATCGATGACTACCTGAATTACATGGTAGAAGAATGGATGAAAGATAACGAACTGGCTATTGAATCCGGTCTACGTTCAGAAATCGTTGAGGACTTTATCCGTGGAATGCGCGATCTATTCGCAGAACACTATATCGATATTCCTGACGAAAAGGTTAATGTTGTTGAAGAACTAGCCTCTAAAGTTGAAGAACTTGAAGGCAAACTTAACGAAGAAATCGTCAAGAACAAAGAAGCTAAAAAAGAGCTTAAAGAACAAAAGAAATTTATGGCCGTACAAACAGCTTGTGAAGGCCTAACGCAAACTCAAGCAGAAAAACTAAAGGCACTCGCAGAGAATGTCAAGTTTACTTCTGAAGAGGAATTTGCACAAAAACTGGAACAACTAAAAGAAGCATACGCTCCAACTGCACAAGTTAAGCCTGCTAATAAAGGTGTTCTAGAAGAAGGTGTTGAGATTGAGGAACAGAAACCTACAAAGATTTCACAAGATCCTCTGATTGATGCCGTTGCTAAATCCATTTCAAAATCTGTGGTTAAATAAATACTACCACTTTACTAATTACAAGGAGTAACTTAGATGTTTCTATCTGAAGAACTAAAACAAAAATGGCAACCTATTCTGGAACACCCAGAACTGGAATCGATTAAAGATCCATACAAGAAAGCCGTTACGGCTATGGTTCTTGAAAACCAAGCCCAAGCGATGGCATCTGACCGCGCTCAAATGGGTGTTCTAAACGAAGCTACTGCTGGTGGTCCTTCAATGGCTACTGGTTCTGGCGTTCAGAACTTCGACCCAATCTTGATTAGCTTGGTTCGTCGTGCATTGCCTAACCTGATTGCTTATGACGTTGCTGGCGTTCAGCCAATGACTGGACCTACCGGTCTGATCTTCGCAATGCGCGCTAAGTATGGTCAAGACAACACAGCTGCCGGTAAAGAAGCTTTCTACAACGAAGCTAACACAATGTATTCGGGTATTCAGTCTCTGAACAACCCATACGGCTTCCGTGGTAACCAAGCTGCTGATACGACAACCAATGCTACATTGGCTCTGACAGCCAACAGCTTCACAACTGGTATCGGCATGCCAACAGCTACTGCTGAATATCTGGGTTCGGACGGCAATACAGCATTCCAACAAATGGCTTTCTCTATCGAGAAGGTTACTGTTACTGCACAAAGCCGTGCATTGAAAGCTGAATACTCTCTAGAACTTGCTCAAGACTTGAAAGCAATTCACGGTCTTGATGCTGAAACAGAACTGTCTAACATTCTGTCTACAGAGATTCTTGCCGAAATTAACCGTGAAGTTATCCGTACAATCTACACCGTTGCTAAGCCTGGTGCTCAGTTTGGTACAACAACTGCTGGTACATTCGACTTAGACACCGACTCTAACGGTCGTTGGTCAGTTGAGCGTTTCAAAGGTCTGATTTTCCAAATCGAACGCGATGCTAACGTTATCGCTAAAGAAACCCGTCGTGGTAAGGGTAACGTTCTGATCGTTTCGTCAGACGTTGCTTCTGCTATGGCTATGGCTGGCGTATTGCAGTACACTCCTGCTCTGAACGCTGACCTGCAAGTTGATGACACAGGCAACACCTTCTGCGGTCTGTTGCACGGTCGTATCAAGGTTTACATCGACCCATACTTCGGTGGCTATACAAGCAACCAAGAATTGGTAACTGTTGGTTATAAGGGTTCTTCTCCTTATGACGCTGGTCTGTTCTACTGCCCATACGTTCCTCTGCAAATGGTTCGTGCTGTTGACCAGTTCACATTCCAACCTAAGATTGGCTTCAAGACCCGTTACGGCATGGTTGCAAACCCATTTGCTGGCGGTGCTAACGTTGATCTGGGCGGTCTGTACCCACAGCGTAACGCTTACTACCGTCTGTTCAAGGTTGCTAACCTGATGTAATTGACGAAACCACCGATAAGAGTGGTACTTGAAAGAGGAGCAGAAATGCTCCTCTTTTTTTATGGTTCCTAAATAGTAAATAAGGAGTCAACATGGCAAAACCAGAAAATACCAATTTTTTACAACCAACAAAGTTTATATTGACTTTCCCTCAGGTTACTGATGCGGTTTTCTTCTGTCAAAAAGTAAATATTCCTGGAGTAACTTCTTCCGAGTTGCCGATACAATCGCCTAATGCAGACATATACACACCCGGAACAAGAATTCAATATGGCACATTGGACATTACCTTTCTAGTAAACGAAAACTTGTCCTCATGGAAAGTCATACACGATTGGTTGCGAAACAATACGCTCGATCAAAAATTCAGATATAAAAACGTTGATGCAACATTAACTGTTTTATCCAATCTAAACAATCCGAAGATACGTGTAAAATACTCAAACGTTTTCCCTATTACTTTGGGCGATTTGGAGTTTGACACAACATTGTCTGCCGAAGAACATGTTACTTGTACCGCTTCATTTAGAGTGGACTTTTTTGATATTGAGGTTTTGTGATATAATATAGTTTTTAACTGGGTTTATTATGGATACACTTGAAGATATTATAAAAAATTGGGACAATGATTCGGTCATTGACTCTACTGAGCCGGGTAAAGAACTTCTAAAAATACCTACCCTACATAACAAGTATCTAAAAGTTCTTGTCAAACACAAGCTTGCGGTAAAACGATTGAACTTTGAATATTCTAAGATGCGTAGAATCAAAGAAGAATATTACAACGGTTCTCTTTCGCAAGATGAACTTGAAGAATATGGATGGGAACCATTTCTGTTAAACGTCAAAACAAAAATGGGTGTTGAAAAATATCTTGAGTCGGATAAAGACTTGATAAAAATTCTTGAGAAGAAAATTTATCACGATGAGTCTGTATCCGTTTGCGAATCTATCATGCAAGAATTGAAATCAAGAACCTTTCAGTTGCGTGATTATATTTCATGGGAAAGGTTTATAGGTGGCAGCTGATTTAACTATAACCAAAAAGAACGAAGTCTACGTAAAGGTAAATTGTGACAGAAGCCTCGCACAGGAGCTTTCTGATTACTTCACATTTTTTGTACCTGGATTTCAATTTACTCCTGCATATCGAAACAAAATATGGGACGGTAAGATTCGTCTATTCGATTTAAGGAGTTTTGAACTGTATCACGGTCTGCTTCCATACATAGAAAGTTTCTGTGAAGAACGAGATTACAAGTTTGAATATTCTGATCCTCGACCAGACTTAACGGATGATTACTCAGAATATCTTGCTGATAAGTTTATCAAAGAAATGAACGTACAGTCAAGAGGACAAAACATTGAGGTTAGAGATTACCAAAAAAATGCATTCATACACGCAATACGTAATCGCCGAGGTTTGTTTCTTTCACCAACAGCATCTGGTAAATCACTAATCATTTATTTGTTGGTGCGCCAATTCTTGGAATACAAGAACTGTAAAAAAGGTTTGATTGTTGTTCCAACCACATCACTGGTGGAACAATTGTACAACGACTTCAGAGATTACTCTACGGATAACGGTTTCGAAGTTTCAGAAAACGTACATAAGATATATCAAGGTAAAGATAAGAACACCGATTTACCTATTACGATATCTACTTGGCAATCTATCTACAACCTACCCAAAGAATACTTTGAACAATTCGATTTTGTAATTGGCGACGAAGCACACCTTTTCAAAGCACAATCATTAACAAAAATTCTGACACAGTGCTTGAACACAAAATATAGAATTGGTCTTACTGGTACACTAGACGGCACAAAGACGCACAAACTGGTATTGGAAGGTCTTTTTGGTCAAGTGAACAAAGTCACCACAACTAAAGAGTTGATGGACAATAAACAGGTCGCAGATTTTTCAATCAAATGTTTGGTATTGAAACATGACGACGAAATCTGTCAGCTTTTGAAAAGCAAATCTTATCAAGAAGAAATTGAATACCTGATTTTGAACGATGCTCGAAACAAGTTTATTAAAAATCTTGCGGTATCTTTGAAGGGAAATTCACTTATTTTATATCAATATGTTGACAAACATGGCAAATTATTATATGATCTAATCCGCAACACTAAAAATATTGGTGACAGAAAAATATTTTTTATTAGTGGTAAAACGGATACGGAAATACGCGAAGAAGTTAGAAAGATCACAGAAACGCAAAACGATGCAATCATTGTAGCAAGTTATGGTACATTCTCAACAGGAATTAACATACGTAATCTGCACAATATTATCTTTGCCTCGCCTTCTAAATCGAGGGTTCGCAACTTGCAATCAATCGGTAGAAGTTTACGTTTAGGTGAGAACAAAGAAAAAGCTACACTTTACGATATCGCCGACGATTTACGTTACAAGAATCATATGAATTTTACATTAAGACATTTTGTGGAGCGGACTAAAATCTATAATGAAGAAAAGTTCACCTACAAAATTTATAAGATAGGACTAAAAAATGGAAGCAGTCAACATTCTGAGACTTAAAAGCGGTGAAGATATCATTTGTTATATGGAAAATTATGACGATGAAGAAATTGTGGTCAGAGACCCAATGACAATCCTATTGTACACAGACAATAAAACGGGAAAACAGACAATAGCACTGGACCATTGGTTACCAGTTACGCTTCTTCGGATGAATGAGGCAAACATCAAGAACGTGGATGTCCTTGCTACGCTAACTCCTTCGTCCGTCTTTTCGGAATATTACGTCAATGCCGTTAATGTTATTAACAACTCTAAGATGAAGTTTGATGACTCTGGAGTAGCGTCATCTAACGATGCCGCATCTAACGATGCTCTTACTCAAGAGGATATGAATTTAATCTTGGAAGCAATGGACCCTACCAAGGTAAGGACAATGCATTAAAATTAACATGCAGAGGCTACATATCGGAGTGTAGACCTTTGTCAAGTGGTAGTCAATAGATAGAATGGTGAATATGAATACAAGTACCAAAAAACATTACATTAACAATGCCGATTTTTGCTCCGCACTCACTGTGTACAAAGAGCAGGTCGAGCAGGCGAAGCAAGAAAACAAACCGAAACCTGACATTCCAAATTACATTGGTGAATGTTTCATCAAAATTGCCGAAGGCTTGTCCCACAAACCGAACTTCATCAACTATCCTTTTCGTGAAGAAATGGTAGCCGACGGCATCGAAAACTGTCTCATGTACTTTGAGAACTTTGATACCACAAAATCAAGCAATGCATTTGCCTATTTCACCCAGATCATCTATTATGCCTTTTTACGAAGGATCCAAAAAGAGAAAAAGCAACTGTATGTGAAATACAAAGCAACTGAACAGTTTGGTATTCTAGATGAACAAGAGATGTTAGGCTTCGAAGAAGCTACTGGAAGACAATTTGAAATGTACGACAACATCTCAGAATTCATTGAGACCTTTGAAGAAACGAAAAAGAAAAAGAAAGAAGAAAAGGCCGCTAAAAAAGGCATTGAAAATTTTTTGGAGTAAAAAAATGATGATGAACACACAACTTGGTACAATTAGAGGAGCGCAAGGCTTGAGGGTTGGCTTCACTTGCTCCTGTTTCGACCTATTTCATGCAGGTCACGTTATGATGCTGAAAGAAGCAAAGAATCAATGTGACTACTTGATTGTTGGTCTACAGACTGATCCTACAATCGACAGGAGCTTCAAAAATAAACCCATACAGTCGGTGTTCGAACGTTATGTTCAGTTGGAAGCTTGCAAGTATGTGGATGAAATTGTACCGTATGCTACGGAAAAAGAGCTTAAAGATATCTTGACATCCTACAAAATCGATGTTAGAATCATCGGTGAGGAATACCGAGATAAACAATTTACTGGGTATAACCTTCCTATGGAAGTGTATTTCAATAGTCGTCAACACAGTTTCTCTACCACAGAACTGCGTCAACGGGTGTTGGATGCACCAAGAAAACCAAAAACCATTAATGAGTTGAATAGCCTAAAAGAATGAAAATTGCTTTAATTACCGACCAACATTTCGGTGCTCGGAATGATTCCATTCATTTCCTGGATTTCTATGAAAAGTTTTATTCGGAAACTTTTTTTCCTACCTTAGAGAAAGAAGGTATCAAAAACGTTTTTATTCTGGGTGATACGTTTGACCGTAGGAAATATGTGAACTTCTATTCTCTGCAACGAGCAAAGAAAATGTTTTTCGATCCGCTTGCAGCAAAGAACATTCAAGTACACATGTTGGTTGGTAACCATGATACATATTACAAGAACACAAATGAGGTAAATTCTCCTGAACTTGTTCTTGAAGATTATGGAAATATCGATATCATTTCAAGTCCCCGAGTTGTGTCGGTAAATGGCACAAACATTTTGATGATGCCTTGGATTTGTGCTGAGAATTATGATGAGTCGATGGACTTACTGAAGAATGCAAAAGCTGAAATTTGCATGGGTCATTTTGAAATTGCTGGCTTTGCAATGTATCGCGGAATGAAATCTGAAGAAGGACTGGATCGGGATCTTTTTAAGCGTTTTGATTTTACTTTTAGTGGCCATTACCACCATAAGTCTAGCTCTGGTGACATTCATTATCTAGGAAACCCGTATGAACTCACCTGGCAGGACTACAATGACAACCGAGGTTTTCATGTGTTGGATCTTTCCAGCCGACTTTTCAGTTTCATTCGCAATCCAAATGTGATGTTCAATCGTATTGTATACGATGATAAGACCAACGACATTAAAACAATTTCAAATATGGATTTGACTAAGTATAAGAATACTTATGTTAAGGTCGTTGTATCAAACAAAACTAATCCATATGTATTCGATATGTTCATCAATAAACTATATGATGTTGGTGCGTTGGACATTAGTATCGCAGAAGATTTTAGTGATGTTGAGGAAGATGATAATACTGTAGATCAAGCAGAAGATACGGTAACGATTTTAAATCGATATGTTGAAAACTTGACAACCGACTTGGATAAAGATAAACTTAAAGTCTTGATGAAAGAACTTTATATTGAAGCACTGCACGAAGAAGCATGATAATTTTTAAAAAAGTTAGATGGAAAAATTTCCTATCCACAGGAAATAGTTTTACCGAAATCGACCTGACTCGGTCAACAAATACACTTATTGTTGGACATAACGGTGCAGGTAAGTCAACCATTTTGGATGCACTCACGTTTGGTCTTTTTGGTAAGCCGTATCGAAAGATTAATAAACCTCAATTGATTAACTCCATCAACGATGGTAAATGTGTCGTTGAGGTTGAATTTTCCATCGGTAAAAAGAATTATAAAATTGTTCGTGGTATTAAACCAAATCTGTTTGAGATTTATTGTGATAGCAAATTGATTAATCAAGATGCTAAAGCAACAGATTACCAAGAACATTTGGAAAGATTCATTCTAAAACTCAATTACAAATCTTTCACACAGGTTGTGATTTTAGGTTCTGCATCATTTGTTCCTTTTATGCAATTGTCTGCGGGTGACCGCCGAACAATTATTGAAGAACTCTTGGATATTGGTATCTTCTCGTCTATGAATTCAGTAGTGAAAACAAAACTCACTGATATCAAAGATAAACAGAAAGATGTGGAATATAAAATCAAGTTGACGACGGAAAAGATTTCGATGCAAAGAAAAAACATCGAAGAACATAAAAAGAACTATCAAGCAGAAATCGATAAAAAAGTTTCTGAAATGAAATCTAATACGGAGTTTGTGGAAAAGACTCTTGTTAATTTGAATTTGATACAAAAGCACATTGATGCACTGACGAAACAAATTTCTGACGAAAATCAAATCAATTCTAAAAACACAAAACTGTTGACTTTACAATCCAAGTTTGGTGATAACGTTAAGAAAATTAACAAAGAAATTTCTTTCTACGAAAGTAATGATAATTGTCCCACTTGCCGTCAAACAATAACGCAAGATACAAAAGACAAAAACATTACTGAAAAGAAAAATAAAATTTCTGAAATTGAAGATGCTAGTACCAAATTGACGGGAGAACTCAATAAGGTTGTTACTCGTTTGGAAGAAATCTCAAAGATTCAGAAACATATTTCGTCACACAATTCTGAAACGGTTAGGTTGAATACACAGTTACTTGAAGTCAATAAGCGTTCGACAAGATTGATGGCAGAAATTAAAGAGTTGCGTAAGCACACAGAATCTTCCGATTCGAATAATGAAACACTTAATTTATTGAACGAAGAATTGGTTGCATTCAATGCACAGTCTGAGGAGCTTTCCAACGATAAACAATATTATGAATTTGCAACTACTCTATTGAAAGATTCTGGTATCAAAACCAAAATCATCAAACAATATTTGCCAATTATGAACAAGTTGATTAACAAATATTTAACCGCAATGGACTTCTTTGTCAATTTTAACTTGAATGAAAGTTTTGAGGAAACAATTAAATCTAGACACCGTGATGAGTTTAGCTATGCATCATTCTCTGAAGGTGAAAAGATGCGTATCGATTTGGCACTGTTATTCACTTGGAGACAAATTGCCAAGATGAAAAACTCTACGAACACCAACATGTTGATTTTGGATGAAGTTTTTGATTCTTCTTTGGATGGTGTTGGCATGGAAGAATTTATGAAACTGTTGAACAGTCTAGACAAAAATACCAACGTATTTGTGATTTCGCATAAAGGTGACCAATTGTTTGACAAGTTTCGTTCAGTTATTAAATTTGAAAAGAAAGGTAATTTTTCACAGGTGTCAAAATGAACAATGATAATCTAGATATAATTAAAATTAATACCGAATCTTGGCGACAAGATATCGAAACTACAGCAGTAGAAAATGTACAGATCGAAATATTCCCTTTGGTTCCGGAAACACACTCGGCGTTACGCAAGGCTTTGCCGATTTTTGATTTTGAAAATCCGCCGGTCAATCCAAACAAGTTCGCTAGTTCATTGGTGGAAACCTGTAAAAAACATCGCGGGTTGGGTTTGTCTGCCAATCAATGCGGCTATGAGTATCGTGTATTTGTTATGGGGAATGATGACAATTATGTTGCTTTCTTTAATCCTCGGATTATTGAGAGTTCGAAAGATACTGTCAAGATGGAAGAAGGATGTTTGAGTTTTATGGATCTATTCATTCCTGTTGAACGTCCTGCGGAAATTCTGGTAGAATACCAAGACTTTACTGGAGAGAAGAAAACCGCAAAGTTTGCCGGATTAACCGCACGTTGTTTCCAACATGAGCTTGACCACCTGAACGGAATAGTGTATACTCACCATGTTAAACCTTTAGCCTTGATGATGGCGTTTAAAAAGAAAAAGAAACTTTCCGATAAACGACAAAAGCTTCAAAAACAACTTGTGAGTAAAGTGAAAAATGTCTCTAAACAACTGGCCAGAATACGTTAAGAAAGATTGGGAAAAGTGGAAAGCTGCTAACCCTCAAGTTAAAACAGTTGACGAAACCGAACTAAAGCGGATTCTTATTGAAGATTTGACCTATGCATCCGCCATGGATGTTAAAGAATACACGCTATATCAGAAATGGTGTGAAGTTCAGGAGAAATACCCTACGCATACGGATATTTTCGGTGATTCTGCCTTTGATAATCCTGCACAGGAAAAAATGATTCGTGAAGTTAAATCGAACATCTGGATTCCAGAATCTCCTGATGATTTCGAAAAGCTTCAGCCGACAATGATTTACACGGACGATTCGCGTGATATTGAGAAGGTCTCACTTTTCAACACAACTGCGAAAGAGAAAACAAAACGTTCAGATTTGCCTGAGCGGTGGAACACCGTCCGCACTTTCATCTCCACGATGAAGAACAACTCAAACATTGGTCGTAACCTAAACTTTTTGGTTGCGGACAAAGTTACAGGTAAATATCTCGGGGTGATTTGCATTTCTTCCGACTTCTTGGATTTGACGCCACGTGATAAATACATTGGCTGGGAACGTGAGAAGAAAACGCAAGGTGCAATGATTAACTACACTGCAATCGGTTCTTCGATTGTGCCTCTGCAACCTCTCGGTTTTAATTATATGGGTGGCAAGCTACTTGCTCTGCTTTGCTTGTCTGATACCGTTCAAAAACTATGGAAAGAAAAATATGGTGACGTTCTTGCTGGAGTTACTACAACTTCTCTATACGGTAACACTAAGTCCGGTGGTCTATCACAGTATGACGGTCTTGAATACTGGTCCAAAATGGGATTCTCTAGTGGCTCTGTTGCTTTTGAACCACGAAAGTCAACTCTCAATCTGATCTGGGAATGGTTGAAAGAAAACCATCCCGAAAAATATTTTGAATGGTGGGAAGCAAAAAAGGAAAACGGACTTCCTTTTAAACGTGACCACAAAAATCGTTCTCTACATTTTGCATACCCAAAACTTGGTATTCCTAAAACGCTGACGCGGACGGAACACCAACGAGGTATCTATTTTTCACCACTGTATAACAATACATGTGAATTCCTGCGCGGTGAAATCACCGAAAAAGACCTGGTCAAGTCTTTTGATACAAGCGAAGAAGCACTTTCTAATATTTGGAAAGCCAAATATGCCAAAGGTCGAATTCGCCAATTGCAGAAGAAGAACAATGTTTCCTATGAGACACTGTTTTATGATGACCTTATCTACCTGTCTTGGGAAGAAACCAAGCAGAAATACCTAACACAGGTCGGTAGATAATCAAGTGTACCGTTTTTTCTCTTGACAAAGACGATACATAGTAGTATGATATGAACACTCGTTAAACGAGGTGTAATTTAAATTTTAATATGGAGTAATTATGAAACTGACTGCAAAACAACGCCTTTTGAACTTTCTCGCCAAGAAAGATGGTTATAACACTTTTAGTATCGCTCAGGCACAAAGCCGATTCGGTATCAAAAATGTTTCAGCTCGCATCTCCGAGCTTCGTCAAGAGGGTTATGCAATTTACACAAACATGAAACAACGTTCAGACGGTAGCAAAGTTGCTGTTTATCGCCTTGGTACTCCTTCCAAGACTTTCAAAGCACAATGCCGTTCTAATGGTGTTCGCCCACAAGCTATCTAATTTAGCTTGAATAGGAGAGTCTCGCCTACCGGCAGACTCTCTTTTTTTTATTGGAGTGCAAATGGAAATTCAAATCAAAACAGACGAACTTAGAAAAAAAAGCCTATTTGTGGCTACGCCAATGTATGGTGGCATGAATCATGGACTCTATATGAAAGCTTGCCTTGATCTTCAAGGCGTTTGTATTCAATATGGAATCAACATTAAATTCTCATTCCTTTTCAATGAATCGCTAATTACACGCGCAAGAAACTATCTTGTCGATGAGTTCTTGCATCGTTCCGATTGCACTCACATGCTATTCATTGATTCAGATATCAACTTTAACCCACAAGACGTTATTGCAATGCTTGCACTGGATAAAGATGTTATCGGTGGACCTTATCCCAAGAAAGCCATCAAATGGCGCTCAGTGAAAAAAGCTGTGCAGATGAATCCAGATATCGATGCTGGCACACTAGAAAAAGTTACCGGTGATTACGTGTTCAACCCAGTAAAAGGTACAGCACAATTTTCAGTTTCTGATCCACTAGAAGTTCTCGAAATCGGTACTGGTTTTATGATGATTAAGCGCGAAGTTTTCCCTCAAATGGAACAAGCTTACCCGCAACTTCGTTATAAACCCGACCATGTTGGTCAAGCACACTTCGATGGTTCGCGTTATATTCATGCATATTTCGATACGATTATCGATACAAAAGATTCTGCCACTGGCGGCGGTTCAGATCGTTATCTTTCTGAAGATTACATGTTCTGCCAACTTTGGAGAAAATTGGGCGGTCAAATTTGGTTGTGTCCATGGATGAGAACACAACATATCGGCACTTATCATTTCCACGGTGATATGCCTGCGGTTGCTAATTTTGTTGGAGAAATGTGATGCAAGAAGTTGTTACCACGGATAACTTGGCTGACGTTATCCCTGTTGATGTTGTTGAAAATGAACTTGAGTCCACCGTTGACTTGAAAACTTTGTTTGTTCCACAGCGGCTTGAGAATGAGTCGTTCAGTGATTACAAAGATCGCCGCCTTGTTGCGAAATACAAAGTGCATCAGATGGCACAAGGTAACCTAATTTGGAATTCTAAAGAACAAGGTACTTACAGGAAAGTAAAATGATTGTTGGTGTTCTTGGATTTATTGGATCCGGAAAAGGAACTATGGGTGAAATCCTCTGTGAAGAAGGATTCCACCCTATCAGTTTCGCCGAAAGTGTTAAAGATGTTACGTCTTTGATGTTTGGTTGGAAACGCGAATTGTTGGAAGGTGATACCGAAGAATCTCGTCAGTTCCGAGAGAAGGTTGATCCTTTTTGGTCCAAAGAATTCGGTTTCGATTTCACGCCAAGAAAAGCATTACAGTTGATGGGAACGGAAGTTGGTCGAGATGTTTTTCATGCTGATCTATGGGTCATCAAATTGAAAATGAAGATGCAATCATTGATGGCAAAAGGCATTGAAAATATTGTCATCACTGATGTTCGTTTCCCCAATGAAGTACAGATGATTTCATCTCAGGGTGGAATTCTGATTGAAGTACAAAGAGGTATTCCACCACACTGGTACTCGATTGCCGCTAGAGCCAACCGCGGCGATGAAAAAGCAAAATCTTTCATGGATAAAGAAAATATCCATGAGTCCGAATGGAAGTGGGTTGGATCTCATATCGATTATGTGATTGACAACAACGGTTCAAAGGAAGATTTGAAAAAGAAAATTGTTACATGCTTGACACGGTCTTTCGGATCAAGTATGATTGAGTGATATTTTGAAGGAGTATTGTTATGAAACTTTCCACAAACACTGTAAGCGTTCTTAAAAACTTTTCTATCATCAACGAAGGTATTTTCGTCAAGAAAGGTAATGTTATCGAAACCATTTCGAAACAGAAAAACATTCTTGCACGTGCCGAGTTGTCTGAAAATTTTGACAACGATTTTGGTATCTATGATTTGAACAAATTCTTGGGTGTTCTATCTTTGCAAAAAGATACACCTGAAATTGAGTTTGATGACAAGCATATCATTATCAAAACTTTTGGTGGTCGAAGCAAAACGAATTATCGTAAAGCTTCAAAAGATGTTATCTTGGTTCCGCCAGATAAAAAAATCAATATGGGTGAAACTGAAATCAATTTCACGTTGACTGCTGAAGAAATTACTTGGGTTACCAAGATGGCTTCTGCACTGAGTTCTCCCAACATTGCTTTTGTTTCTGATGGTTCGAAAGTGAAGATTCAAACTTTTGATGCCAAAGATGATTCTGCTGATGTGAACACCACCGAATTGAATGTCAACCCTGATGGCAAGAAGTATCGAATGATCTTTGCCACCGAGAATCTCCGTTTCATCGAAGGTTCTTATGATGTGAAGATTGCTGCCAAAGGTATTGCACATTTTAAAAATACGAATGTGCCTATTGAATATTGGGTAATGTCTGAAACTGGTTCGAAATACGAAGGATAATATGACCACTGTAACTACACTTTATGGAACATTTGCTGAAGATGATCTGAAAGCAATCCGTGATTCATTGTCTGAAATTTCAAATGAAATGACAATCATCGAAGCGCATAAAGAAGCAATCAAGGATATTATGGATGCAATGTATGATGCTCATAAGATTCCTAAAAAAGTTCTGCGTAGGATGGCCAAAGCACATCACAAGCAATCTTTCCAAGAAGAAGTATCCGAAGACAATGAGTTTGAGGCGCTATATCTTGGTGTCACAGAAACGAAATGACGGACAACGCACGTAGAAAGTTTGCAAAAGGCCTGGGTTTAACAGGCCTTTTTTTGGCTGGTATTGCCGGTTACAAAGAAGCAACAGAGAGAATTGTTTACAAACAAGATGAGCTTCCGACTAAAGAATTGGAAGAACAATTGAACACTAAGCCGGTGTTGCAATTGACTGCAACATACGGCGAAGAATTGCCACCAGGAAACTATCTTGGTCATCCCTATTACGTCTTCAGTATTGGACCAAGATACAAAGAGGGTACGGAAAAAAAGGTTGATGTGAAACTTGTACCTGGTCCTGACGGCAAACTATACGTCAAAGAAAATGACATTTGGCGAAAAGTGTGATAAAATGAATTTTTATATTATGGAGATTTTGAATGAGCGACCAAATGTTGTGGGTAGAGAAGTATCGTCCTCACAAAGTTGAAGACTGTATTCTTCCAGAGAATCTTAAAACTACATTTCAGGAATATGTTAACAGAAAAGAAATCCCAAATTTGCTACTTGCTGGATCCGCAGGCGTCGGTAAAACTACAATCGCAAAGGCTCTTTGCGAAGAAGTCGGATGCGACTACATCGTCATCAACGGGTCGGATGAGGGCCGCCTTATTGAGACCTTCCGAACCAAAATTAAAAACTACGCATCATCGATGAGTCTGTCTGGCGGCCGAAAGGTCGTCATTATTGATGAGGCAGATTATACCAATGCAGAATCTGTTCAGCCTGCGCTGCGTAACTTCATGGAAGAGTTTGCACATAACTGCTCTTTCATTCTGACCTGTAACTTCAAGAATCGTATCATTGCACCTTTGCATTCACGTTGTTCTGTTGTGGACTTCAAAATCCAGAACGGACAAAAAGCAAAGATGGCTACACAGTTCTTCAAACGTGTCGAATGGATTCTGAAAGAAGAAGAAATTGCTTATGAAAAGGAAGTTGTTGCTTCTGTAATCACTAAACACTTTCCAGATAATCGTCGCATTCTTAATGAACTGCAACGATATGCATCGAACTCTAATCGCACAATCGATAAGGGACTGTTGGCAGCAATTTCTGATGCAAACATGACTACGCTGATTAAGTCTATTAGAGAGAAAGATTTTGGTTCCGCACGTAAGTGGGTTACTAACAGCTTGGACAATGATCCTAATTCTATCATTCGTTCTATCTATGATTCAATGTATGATTTTCTGAAGCCTGATAGCATTCCTCAAGCTGTATTGATTCTTTCTAAGTATCAGTATCAGTCTGCTTTCGTTGCAGATCAAGAGATTAATATGATGGCTTGTCTAACTGAATTCATGGTGGAATGTGAGTTCAAATAATGGCAGACCTTTTCAAAGAAATTATTCCAAGCATTCTTCAGACAAAGAAAGATGTTTTGGATGAGGAGAAAGACTATAAACCTTTTCTAGTTAACCGTTCACTTTCATATCACGTGGACTGCATCATGTATGCAAACGAGATGAATATGAACCCGAATCTGGATGGAAAACTACAATACCAGTATCTTCTAAATACCATCAGACCGATGAAACGGAAATTCCAACCGTGGCAAAAAACGTCGGCCGTTAAAGACTTAGAATGCGTTAAAGAATATTTTGGTTACTCCAACGAGAAAGCAAAAGAAGCCCTACGTATTTTAACCGATGAACAAATCACTTTAATAAAAGAAAAACTAGAAAAAGGTGGAGTGAAAAAATAATGGTAAAAATAGAAGATATGGTTGAAGTAACCTTGGATGAAAAAGATGATTTCCTGAAAGTTCGTGAAACTTTAACGCGAATTGGTGTTGCTTCCAAAAAAGAGAAAATACTTTATCAGTCTTGCCACATTTTACACAAGCAAGGTAAATACTACATTGTTCATTTTAAAGAACTGTTTTCTTTGGACGGCAAACCGACGGATATTACCGAGAACGACATAGCACGTAGAAATACAGTTGCAAACTTATTGTCGGATTGGGAACTTGTTAAAATTGTCGATGAAACTAAAACAAAAGAGCCTACGGTCTCATTATCTCAGGTCAAAATTATCTCGCACAAAGATAAGAATGACTGGGAATTAATACCGAAATATAATATCGGTAAAAAGCCACAAAGTAAATAAATACTTATATCCCATCGGGATGGGAACTACCATGCCTCTGAAGGGTAGTAAAATATCCAGGGGTGCCAATTTTGCCCACCTTAGGGCTGTTTGATGCTACGGCAAAAGGCGTCCGTGTAATTACACCTCCGACACGTTAGTTCGGACCAGTATAAGGTAAGCTGGATTATGTTACGCCGTCAGGGTAGCAATTTTAATAAACTCGCTTTTTAAGGAGAAAACTATGAACTATGGTAGATCACTACTTCCTTCAACTGTTGGCTTTGATCGACTTCTTTCCACAATGGAAGAGTTCGACGCCATGCTAACGCAAAACAAAATCCCAACGTATCCTCCATACAATATCATCAAAGAAGATGAAACGAATTACACGATTGAACTTGCCGTTTCAGGTTTCAAACGTGATGAAATCGAAATCACTTCTGAAGGTAATAAATTGTATGTGAACGGAGCAATCAACACTGCAAGAACTGAAGTTCAGTATCTGCACCGAGGAATCGGCACAAGGAACTTCTCTCACAAATACACGGTTGCAGACACCGTAATTGTTAAGAGTGCTGACATTGTGGACGGACTTCTGGTTATCAAATTACAAAATATGATTCCGGAAGAAAAGAAACCACGAAAAATTCCTATCGGAACCTCTGGTAGCGAAAAAACAACAAGTCTCTTGACAAGTTAATTTAAAATGAGTTATACTTCAGGTGTGGTGAATGCACCTGGAGTATATTTAAATGAACACTGCTGTAACACAAAAACCTATCAAACTTAGAAATAAACTTTCTCCTTTGGAAGTTTATTACACGTTTTCACATTGGCCTTCCCGTCAAATTGACGGTGTGGAATTTATTGCTGTGAATAAATTTGATCCTTCTAATGTGAGGACCCAACAACTGCATTATATGCGTAAAGACTCTTTGGAAAAATGTAAATGAAATTTGCTCTTTGTTCTGATGTGCATCTTGAATTTGGTGGTATTTCTCTTGAAAATACCGAAAATGCGGATGTCTTGATCCTGTCTGGCGACATTTGTGTTGCAAAAGATATTATGGAACGTGATGTTTATGAGATTTCTCAAAACAAAAAATCTGATGGTGTTCACACGTTCTTCCAGGAATGTTGTGCAAGATTTCCTAGAGTTGTGTATGTATTGGGGAATCACGAACATTATCATGGTGACTTTTCTAAGTCTGTTGGAATTATTCGTGATCGCTTCCGCTATCTTACTAATCTACATGTGCTTGACGTAGATTATATTCAATTTGGTGATGTGCATATTGTCGGTGGTACTCTTTGGACGGACATGAACAAAGAAGATCCGCTTACGATTTCACACATCAAAGGTTATATGAATGATTATAGACTGGTTGAAGATTCGTCTGAAGTCGTTCATTACAAAACGCCCGTATATGGACGTAGAGAAGATGGTTCTGTAGATTATGAGAACATCGTGAGTATGGAATTCCACACTCGCAATGCTAAGTTTTCTCCAGAAAAATCTGTCAGTGAACACAAAAAGACGTTGCAATTTTTCAAGGATCGTGTAGAATCTAAACCTAATGAAAAGTGGGTTGTCGTTGGTCATCATGCACCGAGCAAGTTGTCCACGAAGCCGCAGTATGAACGTGATGTGGTTGTGAACGGTGCTTACAGTTCAGACTTGAGTGAATTCATTTTGGATCATCCTCAAATCAAAGTTTGGACTCATGGTCATACGCACAACAATTTTGATTATATGATTGGTTCGACACGCATTCTTGCAAACCCTCGTGGATATGTGGGTTATGAAGATCAAGCTGATTTCTTCAAACTGCAATATTTTGAAGTTTAATTTGTGCGCCTATAGCTCAGTTGGTTAGAGCAGTGGACTCATAATCCATTGGTCCTAGGTTCAAGTCCTAGTGGGCGCACCATATTTAAAAGTCTAATTGAGAAGATAGAAACTTCCAATTAGACTTTCTTTGTTTATTGACATAAACTATCATATATATTTTAACAAGAACTTCAAGGAGTGTTATGTCTGTTACGATTAAAAATCTAGAAAGTGCATTGGCAGGCGAGTCAATGGCACATATTAAGTATCGTTATTTTGCCAAGATTGCCCGCGAACAAGGTTTTGAAGATGTTGCAAAACATTTCGAAGAAACCGCAGATCAAGAAATTAAACATGCTTGGGGTCATCTAGAACTATTGATTGGAAAACCAGATACGAAAAGGTGTCTTGAGCTTGCAATTGAAGGTGAAACATATGAGTTTACAGAAATGTATCCTTCATTCCAATCGCAAGCTGCATTGGAGAAACACGAAGCAGAACGTGAATTCTCCGATCAAGTAGAAGAAAGCAAAGAACATGCAGAAGAATTTAAAA